ATACCATGCCATAAGAACTGTTGCATCATAGACCATGGTGGATTAGTTATGATCCAATCTACCTTACGATGATACTTGAGAAAATCTCTGTCCTCTGCTAACTCACACCAATCTTTTGTGTGTGGATAGGTAGCATCATAGTTATCATAGAATGCTCCTGTTCCTCTACATGGATCAAGAATTAATCCTTGTGGTTTATAATGTTCTATGATATCCTTAGCAAGATACTCAGGAGTCATAACAATATCCTTGTCAGGAGTATTCTTAGGTGGACAAAATGCTCTCATAATAATATTATAACACGTTAATTAATCGTGTGGATGTTTCAATCTTTCTTCAACCCAGTGGTCTTCGTTTGCTATGTTTGCTGCTTTCACATATCTCATGATATGCTCATCAATCTGTTTGTATATGGGATGTAAATCTAGATCCATATTAATGTCATGTGCGATTTGTGTTACCTGTGACTCTGTAAAACAGTGGTCAGGGTGTAATAGATCACAACATGGAACTCTCTTCTCTATGAGTTCATTGAGATTCATACGAATCTCATAATCTCTGTATACTGGCATTAGATCATGTCTTTATATTTAATTATAACACATTTGTGTTAATAGTCAATTGATCTTTAACTCAGTTAATGCTTCTGCACTGCCAATAGTTCCACGAGGAAACACATTGAAAGATAGAGAAATTCTATTTTTTCCACCCATAACTTGTTCAACTTGATGATGTAAGTGTGAAGGGAACATAATCAGATCTCCTTCGTTTACAATGACTCTCCATGCACCAGAGTTATAATGATTGTAACTTTTAGGTGGTATCTCTATAGTTTGTGCGGGTATTGGATTGCGAAAAGTAATTCCATCGTTGAGATTTGTATTAAAATAAAAGACACCAGATATAACACTGTTCTGGTGCATATGTTTATGGTGTGATTGACCTGGTGTACTTAAATTTAACCACGATTGTGTTATGTTAAATGACAACTTATCTTGATCGTATTCATCTCCTATAATAATATTTTCAACATATGTGACAATAGATTCCTCAATGAATTTTCTTAATTCTGGTAGTTCTTTATCTAAGATATAACTTTCAACACTAGAATAGTTGTTTGTGTTTTGATAGACATCAATCAGATATCTATCAACCACTTGACGTTCATCATCACTTATCGTGCCATAGTTAGTTTTAAACAATGGCACAGAGAATAAATTTTCAATGCTATGCATTAGTAGTATTTGTTAGGTAGTGTTGAACGATCATATAAGTATCCTCCTGCCCATCCACAGTTGAGTGGATTAAGAATGTACTCTCTGTCCTTGATGATTCTCATGTCCCATCTTACTGGATACTTACCTGTAAGTGTTGGTTTGTTGTATCCTGCGGGCATGTAAACCTGACCTGTTTTCTTATCTATGAATGCATGAACTGAACTGTCCTTGTATGTGTTAGTTCTCTGAGGACCCATGTCATCAAACTGTCTCATAACAATTTTGATATACTTACGTCCTTTGTATGCTGCAAACTTATATAAGTGACCACCACCTAGAGCGATCTCATCTAGTCTGTCTTGGTGATATTCTTTTGACCATGCATCACCTGTCTCGATGCTTCTCTTATGTGATCTGATTGTTTCCTGCTTATAATTTTCTTCAAGTGCTCTGCATAGGTCGTTTGCCCATCCTTCTACTCTTTCTTCAAGAGTTTTTGTTTCATACTCAGCACTTGTAAGTGTTGTAGTTCCGAATGCCATGTGTCTCCTGTTTGTATACTATAATTATAGTGCATTTTCTATACAAATGCAACCCATGTAACCAGTTTGTCAACTGGCACACTACCAGTCATCATCGTCCCACTCAACCTCTTCCTCTTCTCCATACCAACTGTTATAATCATCATTATCTTCATCATCCCATAGATTAAGATGATGATTTAAAGTTTGTGTGCCACTCAAAGATTTGAATGCAATAGTAGAGTCACCATCATTCATACAATATCCACGTTTTAACCACTCTGTGAGTTCATGCTCTGGGTGTGCTTCTATCATAAGAGTTAGTAACTCTTCAAATTTATCACGTTGTAGTAGTTTGTATTCGTTCCATGGATGACCTATGTTTCTTTGCCATATGCCCTTGCCATTTTCGAGTTCCATCATCTATCGAATACCTCGATGTGTTTTGTGATCCACTGTCCTGCATAGTTTAGCACAGCTTCCTCCATTGTAAAGGGTTCTTCAGCATATTCTATGATATATCCTTTCTTCTCTAGTATAGCAGTATGTGGGTCATGGTGTGACCTTACAATACTACCCTCTTTCACTTCCTTGCCACCATATACACAATTTTCTGTTGGTATTAGATATGAATTAGGATATTGTGGTTGGAATATTGTGTTAACATCTATAACATGTACAAAACGTCGTAGGCATGGCATCTTCTTGGCATCAGGGTCGATACCAACACAGAGAGCACTACTATTTTTGGTCAATGATGTAAACCTAGTCAGTCCAGACACACGAAAACTCAGGTTAGCACCTGGTCTATACCTGAGATATTGAGGATATTTTGCTGTTTCACTCATCCACATGCCATTAGTAAACACTAGGCATCTACTATGTGCATAGAATCTACGTAAGTAATCAATAGGGAATGTCTGACTGTCGCCAAAGGTATCATGCAACAGTTGTATGTGTTCGTCTTTGATATAATGTTTATGTTCTTCTGGGTCATCCCCGAAAAATTTAAAACCTTGAGGACAACCTCTATGATATAGAACGGTCAGATGATCAAGTTGATCATTGATCGTGTATTCATTCTTCATCTATTCACAATTTCAATGAGTCCTTCCTCTACTTGTTCCATCCATGTTGTAGTAAATGATTCTAGATCTGGTTCCCCTTGATAAAATTCTACGATAACTGTAGGTTTGTCAACTGTTATCTGGACTGTATCAGTCTCTGATATTGGGAATGGGAAGTGTTGTATTAACTTCTGTTGATGATACCAACAGTCGTGCATAGGTACTATTATACTACCAACTCCATGTGGTGTAAAGCTATCATTCTCTTTCAAGAAATGTACCTTTCTGCCTGTGCATTCTTTACTATCAAATCCAGAGCAAGTGATTAGTCCACCTGACTCCATTGATGTCATTCTATTGATTCCAGTATATCTAAAACTTGTATGTGAACCATTGTGATACAGTATAGAAATGTGTGCTGGCTTCAATGAGTCACTTTTCCAAGTGCTACCAAATGCAACTGTTCTATAATGCACTTGATTGTATATACCTATCTCTCTAACTATATCCTCCATTTCAGCAATTTTGCCATTAGGATATTTCTTCATGTGTGCATTCACAAGGTCAAGTTGACTATCTAATACATATTCTTTTACAGGATCAGGATCGTTACCAAATATTTTTTTACCTTCACGTGCATTGGTACATGAATACACTGTCATCCCAAACTGTGTTATACTCTTGCCGAAAGAATACTGTGCTATTCTACTGTCTTGTGTTTCAGCGAGTTGATACATATCACTCCTCTGCTAGTTCAGCACTTAATGCTTCAAACTGCTCATCGAAATCATCTTCACTGAATATATTTACAACTTGAGTTGCAGTCAATACAGCATCAACATGTGTAGTATCATTCTTTGCTTTTGTTTCACGATGTCTCATGAGGTCTTCCATAGGTAGGACTTGCTCTACACCCATCATTTGTGCTAACACAACTTTGCTAGACTCCATGTCACATTCATTTAATCTCTTTTGCATAACAGCATTATATACCTGTTCTGCTATTTGAAAACGTAGTGGTTCCTCATGGTCTGGTTTCATAGAATCCAGATCCATAGCAATAGGACCATACCAGTTGTCATCTTTTAATGTTCCATCGTTATAATAAACACCGAACTCACCAGTCTCTATATCATAATCTTTTACGACATATGTTGGTGCGACATCGCTATCTAATCTAAATTGTGGATCTATATCTTGTAAGGACATAATTGTTTACCTAAGTGTTTGATGTACCGCCACGGATATCTCCGTCGCCTGAGCCTGCCTGACTATATCTATGATTTATACCTTCTATACCTATGCCTTTATCTCCACCACTACCACCAGTGGCATTTTGACCGTCTTGACCTATGTTTCCACCGCCACCACCTGCATTGGATCCACAACCACCTGACGCTCCACCGCCACCACCATCATAGGTTTGACCGTTGTTACCACCATCTTTACCTTGACCGCCAGGATATCCTGCACCGCCACCGCCTCCACCACCATAAGCAGGGGATTGGTTTTGAACTAGTTCAGAACATTGTTCTCCTTTTTGGCAACTAAAGTAATTAGTATTTTGATACACACAATTGGAGTTGTTACCTCCTCCACCACCAGCTCCTCCACCACCGATGATACCACCGTTGTCTAATATAAAAGGTGTTCCTTCAGAACGTAGTGCACGTTGTCCGTTCTGTCCGTTCTGACCACCACGTGTCCCACCATTACCACCAGCTCCAAGAATAGCTTTGTCTTGATTGATTCTAAGATAAACTTTTGAATCAGATGAGTAAGCATTTAAGTTTAGTCGTTGTTGAATATTATTTACTGTGACTGCACCTTTAATTTTGGTGCCACTGTATCCCAGACCAGTGATATAAGTTGACAAATTAAACTGAGTGTTAGTATTTCCTGTTATTGTGGTGTTGAATAGAAAATGATCCCCTTCATGAATTAGTCTCCACGATCCACCAACTTTTACATATACCTCTTTAACATCTTGCCATGAACCACTTTGTTTTACTCGAACATCCTCAGTATACTGCCAGTTACCCGCATGCTTGATACGTAAATGACCATCAAGTGCTTCTGCTATACTGTTGCTGTAAGGAACTGCCATAATTTAATTACTCTCTCTAATACTTATACCAGATGTCGCCATCAGCTCCTTGACTGTTAGAAGGATTACCAGTCTGAACCCATCTCGTTCCATATGCGTTTTGTGATGCTGTACCAAATACAGTTGATTGTGTATTAGATGCAGATATATTTAATCCAGATAATGTAGCAGTGGCAGGATTCCATAGAAAATGACCATTATCAGTATCAATATATTGACGTTGGTATGCAGTACCACTATTAGCTGAGAATGTTACTTGGAATGAACCACTAACATTTGTCTCATCAATATTAATATTGTCTGCCTGTGTTGCAGTTCCAGATGTATTCTGGTTTCCTGCAGTGTTGACGCCTGGTAAATTGATATCAGCACCACCATTGAAAGATACACCACCAATATTTCTAGCAGTCTGCAATGTGGTTGCAGTAGTAGCATTACCACTTAATGCACCAGTAAATGTGGATGCAACCATTGCATTGGAAGTTAGAGTAGTTAATCCAGATAGTGCATTTGTGCTAGGATTATATACTAAATGAGTGTCATCAGTATCAATATACTGTCTGTTATATCCTGCATTATTTAATGATGAGAATGTTATCTGGTAGTTGGTGTTGCCATTTGCTTCATCAATATTGATGTTGTCTGCATTATCTGCGGTTCCACTTAATTGTGTAGCACTTAATGATCCATTGATAGTTAAGTTTCCTGAGACTACAGTGTTACCTGTAGCAGATGCGACTGTAAATTTATCAGTCGTGCCAGATCTAACTGCAAAATTTGCATCAACATCAACTGTGTTATTAAATTCAGATGTGCCTGTGACTGTTAAGCTACCACCAAGTGATGTTGCACCTGTTCCTGTTACTCTTAATGTACCAGTTGATTGTATATCAAGTCCTAGTCCGTTCTTAAGTTGTAAATCTCCTGCACCATCATTCCATGTAGAACCAGATGCACTACCACCTGTGATTGCTAAGTTACCAGTGTCAGATAAACCAAACTTTGCCCATGCAGCACCAGTCCAGTAGTAACCTAATTGACTACCCGCTGTAATATTACCCAAGAATGACATATCACCTGAGTTAGCAGCGTTAGAAGTGCCTGGTGTTGTAGTTACAACGTTAAATTTCTTAGTTGCTTCATTGGTTGCTGCTTCCCCTTTGATTGTAAGGTCAGCAACTTCAGCAGATTTAGTAACAATTAAACTCTCATTGACATCAACACTACCTTTAAATACACTTGACAATTGTGTATTTTCAACTGTAATCTTATCCCTAATAATAATCTCATCAAATACAGGACGTAAGTTTGCAGTCTCACCAACGATTGATAGTGTAGGAGTATCAAGTGATGCTTCCTCACCTGTAACAGCAGATATTCTAGTGTTACCAATGAATAAGTCACCATTACTGTTAAGACCAGAGTAGAATGCGATACCACCGTCTTCCTTCTGTGACTGTGCTAATAGTGTCTCAGCATCAGTAAGAACTCTGTTCTGAACTGAAGGTAGACCAGTAGAATAGTTACCTGGTCCGAAACCAACGTATTCAAATGTGTGGTTACCAGATCTTAGAATACTAGGTCGTCTAAGTTCAGTTGCAGTACCACCTGTGCTGTTGACCTGTACCATACGAAGTGTTTGATCTACTTCAGATGTCTCACCATCTCTTGCTTCAAGAGTAATGAATCCTTCGGCAGAACCGTCACCTCCCGCAGCATTTGTATAAGCGTTTCTATTTTCAATAATCCAATCACCTATTGCTTCTTTTGTGATTGATAGTGATAGATCTTCTACACCTGACCCATTGGTTGTTTCAACCAAACCAACAGTAACATTACTTGCAACAGATGTTGCTTCGTTAGGATCTTCAACTGGGTTGTCTTTATCTAATGTAGGATATAAGTTATTAATGTTCTGTGCAAATGAGAATCCAGATAAGTTACCATTTGTAGGTGATATACTACCTTTTAACACTGTCATGTAGTAGATACCATCTTGCACTGACTTCTTAAGTTCTTGAGCTGTCTGTATATCATAGATGTAGTATACATCAGCATATGACTGACCAGTAGGAATGTTCCTTGGTTGAAGAACATAACCATTGATCGGTTCTCTTGACAATGCTGAAGAATTATCTACAGTATATCTCATCCTATATGTTCTATCTCTAGATGATCTGTTGTCTGCTATACGTTGTGTGTATGATGATCCAGTAAATAATGAATCAGCATAAAAACTTTCATCACCTAGATGGTAGTGTATACCTTTATAACCAGTAGTAGCAGATGTAGTAGAACTACCAGATGTGGCAGCAGTAACTCTTAAATACCAGTTTTGATGATAAGTATCATACTGTAATGGATGATTCGTATCACCAGGTGTAAATCCTTGAACTGTTATATCAGTGTATTTGCTGTCTGCAGGGGATGTGCTGCCATCAGGAGAAATTAATGCAGAAAATGTAGTTGATGTGGATCCATCAATCAAGGATACGTATATTTTATCTTGTTTTCTAGCACCAACACTAAATCCTTGTAGCTTATATGGAGGTTTAGTTGCTATAGATGTATATCCATAGAGATATAATCTAGTATTGATAGCACCAATATACGCCCATGTGACTTCATTATCTACCGCAGTACCAGAGGTGTGTGTAGGTCCTGATCCTGCTCCTGCTGTAGATCCAGATCCTGCAACAGCAGTTGCTAGATATGCGTTACCACCATTAACTCTAGAATCACCGACTGTAATACCAGCTTGGTTGATAGTCCAAGTTTGATTGCCTTGTGATGCGTTATCTTGTATTTTTTGAACGTCAAGTGCAACATAACCAACAGGTATTTCACTAATAGTTCCTTTGTATGCAGCAACACCAGCTCCACTTAGTGCAGAGTTTAAGTTTCTATATCCCCTGTTAAGAGTTAGTTCACCACTTGTACCATTGACAGCAGTGACTAGATATGACTCTATGTTATCAGCAGTTCCAAATCTCACATAGTCAGTTGCCTCAATACCATGAGTATTGTTTGTAGCAGGAACTGTCTTACTATTAAATGTAAGTGTGAATGTAGTTCCATTTATAAGTGCATAAGTTCTTGCTAACTTTTGTGGAGGTATAACGTGTGTTATCGTGCCAGCTTTATCCTGAGT